ACTGTGCGTCCGGCCATCTGGGGTCAGGAGCCCTTCTACTGATAAAGTAGAGGGTGACTGCCACATATGGCTCGTACGTCCAGTGAGACCCAAGGCAACGGGTCTCTTTCGCATCTGCTCCTGCGACTCCCTCTCGGGGTCGTAGCTATCGGAGTTTCTCTGTGGCTAATTTCCGTTCTCGCCCTCTTAGGAGGGCTCGCGTTGCTTGTGCTCCGCCCCTCGCTCGTATTCACGAGCGACTCGCCCGTGCCTTCGGCGTCCACGCAAGTGGAGCCGTCGGAGAACCTGGCGGGAGCTGTCTGTTCGTTTCCAACCTCGGAGGAGTGACCCATGGTCCTTTACAAGAATCGGCTTCAACTGAAATCCTATCTGCAAACCGTAACGGATCCCGAAACGGAACTGTTTCGCCTCTTGAACGAGGTGAACAATTCAATTTCGGACCTTCGGATGCAGCAGGAACTTCTTCAGAAGGAACTGATCTCCTTGTATTTGGGATCGGGTACTTCTTCGAAGAGTGGCTCTCTAAGCTCGAATCAAAAGACGTCGGAAGTCGCCAAAAGCGGCGCGCCAATCGCAACGAAGCTCCACAAGAGCTGTCAATGCGAGGAGTGCACCCCTCAGGCTCTCCCGAACGGCCTCTAGATGAAAAGTCGAGAGTCACGTGGGAACGTTTCGACAAAGCGGAACAGTCCTGTTTCGAGATTAACCAGCGGTCCGAGATGCAATGGAGACAATCTCCATACGCGCGAGAACTTAATCTCGCCCGGAAAATCGCATCAAGGATTCTGGGACCTTTCGACTGGGACCAAGCAGCACGAAGTTTTGGGTGGGGCCCTGGCGCCACTACCAGACTGACCCGACGCAAGTCGGACGCTGCGCACAAATACTGCGGTAATCCGCATGCAACGATCGGTAACGCGGTAATCGCGAACACCGTAATACGGTGGTCTCCGGCTTGGGCTCAGGGTTTAACCGAGCTGCCGCCGGACGAAGGCGTGGGGTATGTGAAAATCGTACCCGGAAACCGCGTGGTCACTGTCGCGAAGAACTATAAAACGGATAGAACCATCGCTATCGAACCGGACATGAACATCTATGTCCAGAAAGGTATTGGTGGAGTTATTCGCAACCGTCTTCGCTCCATCGGAGTTAATCTCGATGATCAAACGAAGAACCAGAGGCTGGCTTGTGTTGGCAGCTTATCTGGGCGGTTGGCAACTATCGACCTTAGTATGGCTAGTGATTGTATTAGCCGACTTATTGTCGAGAAATTGATCCGTTCCGACTGGCTTGAGGCACTTGGGCAGTGCCGGAGCCCCTTCGGAGTTCTTCCTTCTGGTAGGAAAATATTCTACCAGAAGTTCTCATCCATGGGTAACG